GCCATGCATAAGAAATCCCTGACTGTCCTGAAAGGGGACACTCGTTGAACCGCTAAGGAAACCACTAAGGGAGTTCTGATGGTCTTTCGCCTTGTTTCTCCTTCGACTAATAGGTTGCGAACGGATCTACACCGGGGAGCTTGCGCTCCCTGGAGACCGTCTCGAACTTTTCGTTCTGGTCATTCGATAATGGCTTGCATGAAGAGTTTTCAGCGTCGGGCGAAACCCTGGGCGCGTCGACGGCGACGACGGCTGCTAACGGCAACCGCCTGCGGGCGTGACGCGGCAGGTGTCTCGGCGATTATGCCTACTCTGCTCTCTGTGTTCATCCATTCCCCTCTCACAGGGTAAGAAATGTGCATGTCGAGTACTTTCATCTCAAAAGGGTAGCCTTTAACTCCAGCATTTTATGAGAACCCTTCCCATTTTAAGGTTATGAGAAACCTTTCTGTCAGTAGGTAGCATTTCATGCTTTCATTGACAACCTGAAGACTATAACACCTCTACAAGGACTGGAAATCTTCAAACCAGCCTCTGTCCAACAACATGCCCACGCAGTATGGCAGCGCGGGGCTGTGCGCCATTAAGTCTACAAACTCATGCATGTGCATCTCCTTGTCCTTCACCGTGCACGCGAGCCTAAACAGGGACTTGCGCCAATTCCGGTAAACGACGGCCCACTCCTGACTCCACGGCAGTTTGCACCACCAGTGAGAACAGAAGTCGGCCGCCGGCACCAGACGAGCGTCGTAAGGCTCCCAAGAGAACCTCAGCAACACTCGGCGTACGTCATCCCTTAGCTCACTCGGCCAGAGAGCAGCGTCCGCCAACCAAGATGGGTCAGACGAGTCGAGAACGGAACTTTCCTTAAGAGGATGACCTAGCAAGGCCATCTTCTCTAGGTCAGTTCCATCGTCAACACAGTCATCTCCCATTGCACACACGTCGCCAGCGCCAGAAAAGAGTGCAGCAGCAACCCGGATCCATGAATTACCCGAAGAGGTATTGTAGGACCCAGACTTCTGTACTCCGTCCCAACGCTGGGCGAGCATGGTACCGTCGGAGAACGCTATCACTGAGCGACATAGGCACACGGATCGGGCCAGGAGTGCCCTTGCATAGACATGGTCTGTAGAAACCCTGGCGGCGCCTGCCCGGCGTAACGCGTCAAACCGAAGCTCGTCCGCGGATACCGACCAGTCCCATCCCGAAACGTCAGACGAGACAAGCTCGCTGAAATTATCGAGGTAGGCACCGACAAGGTCGACCTTCTCCTTACTGAAACCCATACCTGGTTTGACAGGTAGTCGATGGAAGTAAGCGATCTCTTGTGAGTTCAGCTCGGAGCTGAGCAAACGCTCAACAAGCTGGTCCACGATGGAGACCGACATGATCAACCGTACACGACCCTCCTCTAGTTTCCCAGCGGAGTGAGGCTCGTTCTTGACAAATGTCCTTATGGGGTCACACAGACCCGCCATGACCAGCTCTTCAGCGGTCATATCATCACACTCACATGTACACAAGGCTTTTAGCCTTTGCTCCACACACTTCCAAACAACTCCCCCGTACTCATGCATTAATACACCATTACTACTCGCGAGCTTCATCCATGGAACACCGGGTGAGGCATCCATGTTTACACTCGCTTCGACTCGTAGCGCATCACGCAAGAGAGCAAATCCTTCAGAAGAGTATTCGCTTTCGCGCCACTCTCGGAAGAGACCTGCTGTTTCGTCAGCTCGACCTGGAGGCCGTCGACTCTCGCTTGCAAGGTCTTGGAGGAAGGAAGCGTACTCGGCTCGGGCGCGATACCCTTCGCAGCTTTCGTCACGCCCGAGGGCGCGCTTGGCTGCTTGGATGTCGAAGCTTCGCTTTTCTGCTGTCGGCCCTCGGTCCGGCCAGGCAAAGCCAAGCTCCTGTGACCAGAGCTCTGCTTCTTTTGACTTAGCCGGGGAGAAGAAGACGCAGCTGGTGAGGCCGCACTCTTCCCATCCGTCGACTCGGACTGAGGTATGATGGTGCCACTCGTACTCTCCGAGAATCGAGAGTTGTGAATAACCCCAGCCGAGTGAGCTGGGGCCTGCGCGTTTAAAGCACTCAGATCCGTG